GATTATGGGAACAAGACCAACTTATGACAATTTGACAAGGGCGCGGTGAACAACAATTTTGATATACCTCTCGAGTTTCTTACTGACGATGAGATTTCAGAACTCAGTAAGTATGTTGGGCGATTAGACGAGGTTTCAAAGCGGGATGAGTCGCAGAGCGATTTCATGTCGTTTGTTAAGCACGTTTGGCCCACATTTGTCGAGGGCAACCACCATAAGATTTACGCTGATAAGCTCCAGAAGGTTGCTGAGGGCAAAATCAAGCGTTTGATTGTAAATATGCCGCCCAGACATACCAAGTCTGAGTTTGCGAGTTATTTGTTTCCGTCTTGGTTGATGGGCCGAAAGCCCTCTACTAAGATTATTCAGGCGACTCACACTGCTGAACTGGCTGTGGGTTTTGGTCGTAAAGTTAAGAACCTTATTGACAGTGAGGTTTACCGCGATGTTTTTCCCGATTTGGCACTGGCGTCTGATGCTAAGGCTTCTGGTCGATGGAGTACGAGCAAGGGCGGAGAGTATTACGCTGTTGGTGTCGGTGGTGCTCTTGCTGGTCGCGGTGCTGATTTGTGTATTATCGATGACCCTGTGTCTGAACAGGACGCATTGTCTCCCACTGCACTCGATAATATCTATGAGTGGTATACATCTGGCCCCCGTCAGCGATTACAGCCGGGCGGTTCTATAATCATCGTTATGACGCGGTGGAGTATCCGCGATTTGACGGCGAAGGTATTGCAGAAGCAGGCCGAGGGTGGTGCCGACCAATGGGAGGTCGTTGAGTTTCCGGCTATTTTCCCTGACACGGATAAGGTGTTATGGCCTGAATATTGGAAGAGAGAGGAATTAGAGGGCGTCCGCGCTTCTATTCCTGTAAGTAAATGGAACGCGCAGTATTTGCAGAATCCGACTGCTGAAGAAGGCGCGATTATTAAGAGAGAATGGTGGAATGTTTGGGATAGTGGTGAGCCACCAGCTTGCTCATACATCATACAATCATACGATACAGCGTTTTCTAAGTCAGAGAGAGCGGACTTTTCTGCCATTACTACTTGGGGCGTCTTTGAGCCTGTTGATGGAGATGGAGAGGCCATCATCTTACTTGACGCGCAGCGAGGTCGATGGGATTTCCCCGAGCTTAAAGAAGTTGCCCAAGAACTCTATCAGGAGTACGAGCCCGACATGGTTATTGTCGAGCAGAAGGCCAGCGGTATGCCGCTCACACAAGAGTTGCGGCGCATGGGCGTGCCCGTCACACCCTTTACACCTTCCAGGGGTGCCGATAAATTTACCCGTATGAACGCCTGTGCCCCGGTCTTTGAATCTGGTATGGTATGGCGACCTGACATGAATTTTGCTGAGGAAGTTGTTGAAGAATGTGCGGCATTTCCGAATGGCGAGCATGATGACTTGGCGGATTCGATGACACAGGCTATACTACGTTTTAGGCAGGGTGGTTTCATTGCGACTCCCACTGACTATGACGAAGATGATTACAGAGAGTTTCGTAGGAAACGGGAGTATTACTAATGGCAAATTGTGGTTCAAAACCTAAGAAGATGGAAAAGGGCGGCACACCTTCACCTATTCCAATGCCCAAAGAAGTAAAAGAGCGCCGCGCAAATCGCCGCACTCGCAATGACAAGACTGACGCCCTGAGCCGTGAGCAGATGAAGGCGATTGGTTACAGCGAAGCTCAGTTGAAAAAGATGGGCATGATGTATGGTGGCAAGGTCAAGAAAATGGCTGGCGGCGGATGCGTGATGTCTGGTCGCGGCGGAAAGTTCAAGGGGATTTCCTGATGAGCAACGAATACAATGATGCTATTCTTGAGCAGTTATTTGAAGAAGGTTTGGAGCTGTATAAAGGCGATGAGAAAAAAGCTGAAAAATACGCTCGCAAGCGTTTTGAAGATTTGCCTGAGCCTGATTACAAGGCTGAAGGCGGCGAGGCTGTGCCTTCCAAATACAAAGGCTTTGCCAAGCTTCCTGAGTCTGTTCAGCAAAGAATGGACCCTAAGCTTGCTCGTCAGTATAGGTACGGTGGCGAAGCGACTAATTCAGGCCAAAAGGTTTCTGGACGCGCTAAAGGCGGTTGTCGTGGTATGGGTGCTGCTTTGCGTGGTGGCAAGTTTGTTGGGGTAAGATAGTGGCTGACGATAAGAACAAAACCATTGACGGTTTGACGCGCAGACAGATTCTGACGATTGGTACGACCAAAGGCGTTCAGAGCCTGACAAATGCTCAGTATGATGAGTATCAGACCATGCGTGAGAACCAGCGGAAGGGTGTCAAAAACTTTCGCGGTGGTGGCGTTGCTGTTCGCGGCACAAACTTCAAAGGAGTGTTCTGATGTCTACCATCCGCATTGAAATCGATATGAATAGCCTTGAGGACATGATGCCTGACGGCTATGGCGATGATGATAACTTTGTGTGTCCTGTTGCCACACAGGATGAAGAAATCAATGCGGATAACCGCGAGGTTGCTGAGAATGAATATTCTTACGGCCCTGCGACTTCGACATGGGAAAGCAAGAATATGCGTTGCGGCACTTGTGGGTACTTCAACTTGCAGTCTGCGATGCTGAATTGCATCTCCGAAGGCTTGGGCTTGGATGAAGGCGCAGGCTACTGCGATAAACTACATTTTGTGTGTTCTATGGAGAAGGTATGCAATATGTGGGAAGCAGGACCGCCCAAGACAGATGGCGACTTAGACGACACACCTTCTGATATGGGGAATCAAAGGGACATTATGTAATGGCTGCAAAAGACGATATTCTAGCGCCGTTTGATTTTTCAGCGTCACCCAGCATGAGCAGCCAGTTATTTGGGGCTGCTCCTGGCATATTTGGTGACGGCGATGGTGTATCTCCTTTGCAGGGCATCAACCGCGTTATGGTTGGTGGCCCGCTTGATTTGATTGATTTGATTGGCAGGGGCGGTGACGTTGCGATGCGTGCCGCCGCCGAGGGTGCAGAAGCCCTGACAGGCTCCAAAAGATTGGGTAGGGATATTTATGGGTTCGGTCAGGCGGTTGCACCATTGTTAGGGTCCAGCCCTTCAGCCCTACAAGGCGCGAGGTACCCCTCCACCAGACGCGCCGCGCCGTCTGACCGAGCACCTTCTGGGATAACATTAGCTATAGAGGGTCCGCAAAAGCCAGCCGGTTTGTTGCCCGCCCCTCCAAAGCCTAAAATCCTTGAGGGTGGTGGTCAGAAGAGCAAAAACAATATTAGCGCTTCTGAGTTCTTTGAAAGTATGGGCGATGAAGGAGCCGGTCTTGAGTTTCCCGAAATAGGCAAGGCTTTAGACAGCTATGTTTATGACCTAGACAGAGAGGGAATACTCGCCGCACTGAAGTCTAACGATTATCCTGAATACAGAAAAATTTTAAAAACAAACTTAGACTCCTTGTCAGATGGCAATACACTTTCTGTTTCTCGTATTGAAAACTATCTTGACCCTATGGCTGGTGTAGAAGGGCGTAGAACCAAGAGCTTTTTCGATGTCGATAAAGATGATGTTCTTTTTGTCGGCAGTGATGCAGAGCGGGAATTAATAATAAGAGGGCCGGATGGCGGTCCTATGTCAGTTAGGCTTGAGGCGAATGACTTGCCGTCATCCGCTCCCGTTCCAGTTGTTCCTAAAAAAGCAATAGAGGGTGAAATTGTATCAGGGCCATCTGATGAGTTTTTGAAAGCTAAGGCTAGGCGTGACAGTGCCATGTCTGATGCCATGCGCGACAGTGTTGATGAAGAGCTCGATTATCTGGGCCTTGAGGACTCGTTCCAGACTATTCGCAATGACATTGAAGATGGGTTTGTCGGCGCGACTGAAAGAGGCTTCGAGCCTATGGACGCGGATGGGTTCTTTGACACACTTCAGGACCGCATTATGTACGAGCGCATGAAGACTCAAGAACGCGGTGAAAAGGTGAATATGGGCGAGATTATTGCTCAAGAGTTGCCTGAGACTATTGCAGACTTTGAGCGCAGCTTTGGTCTTTTTGTTGACCCTAGTGTTATGACCAGCAAGATTTCAAAAACAGCAGACGATGTTTATGGGTTTGGTGTTGGTGCTGCAAAGAAGCGTAGAGATGAGGCCGCGCAGGCTGTAAGCGATATGCGTGCTGAGAGAAACCGCTTGGCTATGGATAATCGCAGAAAAGAGTTTTATAGAAGCATTGGTATCACCCCTGATATGACAGATGCTCAAATAAGAGATATACTGTATCAGCGCCAGACCGGCATGATGCAGGATTTGGCTGGTGCTGGCATATCAAAGCCAGAACCAGAGGGGCCGAATTTGCGCGTTGTTATTGATAATGACGAAATTCAAAAAAAAAAGATAGAAGCTGATAAATTCAGAGATGAATTTGAGTATGATGTATTTCATGGTCAGCGTGACCCGGAGTCTTCTATTGGCGTTGTTAAAGACCCAAGCGGCAGAGAAGTCCTTGTAGAAGACGCTACTGGTGAATTTGGTGGTATCAACGCTTTTGAAAGCAGCGCCGATAAATTTCCGTCTCAATATCCTACAGATTTGGGCACATTTGTAACTGAATCTACAGATGTGGCAAATTACTTTGCTGGTGATGCGGGCGCGGTTTACCCTCTTAAAATGAGAATGAAGAATCCTATGAGGTATGAGACTTATGAGGATTTGGAAGACGCTCTGAGTGAGGCTGGAGAAACCTCTGACCTTACTAAGCGCTTAATCGATGAGGGGTATGATGGCATTGAAATAACATACAGTGACACTGACATACCTGAAATAAGAAGAGACTTTATTCCTTTTGATGGCAGACAACTTCGCTCTGTAAATGCTAGGTTTGACCCTGATAAAAGAGACTCTAGGAACATAACTTACAAAAACGGCGGAATGGTGTATAATCCATTTAAGATGGGTATAGGAGCTTTTTGATGGCTATAGAAAAAATCATGGGTGCTGGTGGTGATGCGCCACAAACAGTACAAGAAGCCGAAGAAATCGAAATCCTTGAGCAAATGAATCAGCCCGGTCAGGTTGAGCTTAACGATGGCTCTATGCTTGTTGGCGAAATCACCGAAGATATGCTGACCGCAGAGGCTCCTGTAGAAATACCGTTTGATGCGAACCTCGCTGATTACATGGACGAGGCTGCATTGGGTGTTATTGCGTCTGATATCGTGGGCGATATTGATGACGACATGGCCTCGCGTCAGGAGTGGGAAGACAATTATAAGCGCGGCATTGAATTGCTGGGTATGAATTACGAGGAGCGCTCACAGCCGTTTGAGGGGGCTTCTGGCGTTGTGCATCCTCTGCTTGCTGAGTCTGTTACACAGTTTCAGGCACAGGCCTACCGCGAGCTCCTCCCCGCTGGTGGGCCTGTCCGCACACAAGTCATTGGTGATGAGTCGCAAGATGTTTTAGCGCAGGCTGACCGCGTTAAAAACTACATGAATTACCAAATCACCTATGAGATGGAAGAGTATGACCCTGAGCTGGACCAGATGCTGTTCTATCTGCCGCTTACAGGTTCTACATTTAAGAAAGTTTACTTTGACCCGCTGAAGCAGAGAGCTGTTTCGCAGTTTATCCACGCCGAAGACTTGGTTGTGCCTTACTCAGCTACTGATTTGGCGACATCACCGCGTGTGACGCACGTTATTAAGATGGATAAGAACGAGATTTTGAAGCTTCAGCTTGCTGGTTTTTATTCTGACGTTGATTTGCCCGGCTCAGGCTACTCTGAAGAAGATTATTCAGAGGTGCAGGAGTCCATTGACGAGGCACAGGGCGTAAAGCCTGTTGGAAACAGCGAAGAACTGACCTTGTACGAGGTCCATACAGAGCTTGACCTTGAAGGCTTTGAAGACATGGGCCCAGATGGCGAGCCTACTGGCCTGAAGCTGCCCTATATCGTTACAATTTGCGAAAAGAACGACAAGGTTCTGTCTATCCGCCGTAATTATGACCAAATGGACGCTCTGCGGCGCAAAAAGCCGTATTTTGTGCATTACAAATTCCTACCCGGTTTGGGTTTTTACGGCTTTGGCCTGACACACATGATTGGCGGCCTATCTGCTGCCGCTACAAGCCTTCTCAGGCAGCTTATTGATGCTGGTACGCTGTCTAACCTTCCGGCAGGCTTCAAGGCGCGTGGTGCGCGTATTAGGGACGAAGACGAGCCTTTAAATCCAGGTGAGTTCCGCGACATTGACGTTGCTGGCATGGATATCCGTCAGTCCATCATGACATTGCCGTTTAAAGAGCCTTCACAGACTCTGTATGCGCTCTTAGGAACGCTTGTAGACTCTGGGCGTAGGTTTGCGTCTATGGCGGACATGAAGGTTGGTGAGATGGGCGGAGAAACGCCCGTAGGCACCACTATGGCGATTATGGAGCGCGGCACGAAAGTTATGTCCGCGATTCACAAGCGTCTGCACTATTCTCAGAAGATTGAGTTCAAGTTGCTGGCAAATGTGTTCGCTAAGTTCATGGCGCCTATGTACCCATATGCGGTGCCAGGTGCTCCACCAGAGATTAAGACAACAGACTTTGATGACCGCATCGATGTGTTGCCTGTTTCTGACCCGAACATTTTCTCTATGTCACAGCGTATTGCTTTGGCACAGACAGAATTGCAGTTGGTTCAGTCCAACCCACAAATTCATGGGAATGAACGCGGTCTGTATCAAGCGTACCGCAAGATGTATGAAGCATTAGGAGTTACCAATGTCGATTCAATCTTACCTCCACCACCTCAGCCGCAACCTACCAATCCGGCTAAGGAGAACCAAGAAGCTATGCGTGGCAAGTCTTTACAGGCTTTCCCAGACCAAAATCATCAGGCGCATATCGAGGCACATCTCGCAATTGTGGCAACGCCTGTCGCGCAAGCTAACGCAACTATTGTGATGACCCTGCAAGGTCATATCCAAGAGCATATTGGATTTATGGCTGAAGAGATGGCTCAGATGGAAATCATGCAGAGCTTGAGCGAAGAAGAAATGATGATGCTTCAGTCTTCACCAGAAGGTATGCAGGCAGTACAGTCTGATATTGCGTCTCGTGCTGCCGAGCTTATTGGCGAGCTGACTGAACAGTACGCGCAGGCAATCACACCACCACAACAGCCTGACCCACTTGTTGCCATACGTCAGCAAGAGCTTCAGTTGCGCGGCATGGATATTGAGCGCAGAGCGAAGGAAGCAGAAGAGCGCATCCAGCTTGACCGCGATAAAGAATTGGCTGACCAGATGGAAGCGCAAGCTCGTCTGAACATCCAAGAGCAAGCTGCGGAGGACAAGACGCGGGTTGCGGAGGAGCGTATCCAAACACAGAGGGATATCGCTGCGTTAAACAACATGAATAAAGGGCGATAAAATGTCAGCAAGTTCACTAAACCGCAAAGTTGCGGAGATACAAAAAGCTAAGAAAGTGGAGCGTAGAAATGCCGCTATCCAAAGGTACAAGTCAGAAAACAATATCATCGAACATAGAGAAACTCCGGTCGGAGGGGTATCCTCAGAAGCAAGCGGTAGCGATAGCATTATCGACAGCGGGAAAGTCGAAGCCAAGCCAAAAGCCGCGAAAGCCAAAAGTACAGGAGCTAAGAGGCGGGGGAATGGTAAAGGGGTTTTCTCCAATCGCAAGGCCACAAAGGTTTAGAGGTGTCTTCTAATGAGTGGGGCTATGGAGAGGATTCTGGCGTGGAAGATTTGACCCCGCGCCATGATGGCCGTGATGACTTATATGTATATTCACGTTCTCTTATGGTTTATGGACACACACGATGCAGGCATGGTTACGCCGGAAGCGACTTTCCCGCTGTCGATAATGCTATC